CTTCGACGACGTCGCTGCGTGAGCGTTTCTTAAGTATGGTAAAGGTTTTTCTCTGTTTGAAGTCAAACCGTATTACATCAATGACATGAGATTTATAACCTTTGTAAATCATCCCATTATCGCCGTCGGCGTATACCGTGTCGTACTCAAATTGCACGTCCAGTTTATCGCCCCTATCTATAATTGATAGGTCTAGTGAGAGAGGAACTGTGGCGCTATACCCAACTTCTGCAGTAAACCCTTTAGCGTTGATCCGCTCACCGCATTTTGGGCAATAGAACTCATCTGATTCCCGGCAAGGCACTATCCCGAACCCATTAGATTCCATTGGCCAAAGATTAGCGAAGGAGTGTTCGCAAGGTACATGGTAATAACTTGCAGGGTTAAAAGGTGATACTTGATTGCGCCGTACCAGGTCGTACAGCCTTTGTACTTGTAGATTGAATAAGACCTTCATAAGGCGCTATCCTTTCTCTTATAACAAATCGTCTAAATCATCTTCTTCAGGAGTTTCCTCAACTACTGGAGCTTCTACTTCTTTCTTCTTAGTAGTACGTTTACGCTTAGGCTTTTCTTCTACTGCTGGAGTAGCTTCAGCTGGAGTTTCTACAGGTTCTTCCACCTTAGGAGCTTCTGCTTTCTTGCCATTTAATATCTTAAGCGCGAGGTCGCATGCAGCAATACATCCTTCGCAGTATGCCATAGCTGTATCTTTACGTTCACTAGCTGGTGCCTCTTTTACGAGTTCGTATAAGCCGTCGATTGCTTCGCGTTGTTGTTGAATTTGTTGTTTTGAGAGTTTCATAAGAATTGTCCTCCTAATCCTTCATGTAGTAAGGGTTCTCAAACCCCGCTGCGTTTAATATGAGCCCTTCATTCCAGGGTTCAGGTTCACACATAATATCTATTACTTCTTCTAAACTGCCTTCGCCTATAGGCGCTTCGATAACCACTTCATCGTGGATGTGGGCTACAATTTTGTACCCTGCTTTAGAAAGTCGTAGCATTGATGCGGCTAAGCAATCTCTCGCTACTGCCTGTACAATGTTTTCGACGAGCTTTCCGCCGTAGGTTTCAACTCTGCCCCATGTATTCTTAACCTGATCCATTCCGTCATACTCAATCGATTCACTGCCGAACCGGTTAAGCCCTAGTCTAGGTCTTGCATAGGCAAGTCTACGTCCGGACGGTAATTCAATGAACAGGAAGCCTTTCGATTTAAAGAATTTAATATTGCCTTGTCTAATTCGTACGGGTTCTCCTGTTTTCACTACTTGCTTTGCTGCGCTGTCTGCATCTTTCCAAAATTTCGTAATTCGTGGACTTGCTTGTCGCCAAGCTTCGATGATACCAGGTAACTCCTTCTCAGGAATTTCACCTTTAGAATCCATCGCTTTCATAGCTCCTACACCGCCACCATAGCCGAGCGCTAGTTCTGCTACCTTACCTTTTTGGCGAAGGTGCCCATTAACACCGTGCTTCTCAACTGGTACGTGGAACATACTAGATGCGGATGCGCAGTAAATGTCACCACCTTGCGCAAATACATCCTGTCGCCATTTCTCGTGAGCTAGCCAGGCGATAACACGGGCTTCAATAGCACTAAAGTCGGCTACAATAAATCGGTGCCCATCCTCTGCTACAAGAGCAGTACGGATAAGTTGCTTAATCACATCACCAGGGTTTCCGTAGAGTAGGTCTAGCATTTCTACGTCTCTACTTTTAAGGACTTCCCTGGCTGTGTCTAAATCTTCTAGGTAGTTACGAGGTAGGTTCTGTAGTTGTACTACACGACCTGCCCATCGTCCACTACGCATAGCTCCGTAAAACTGAAGCATGCCGTGTATACGACCATCTGAGCATACAGCGTTTTTCATGGCCAAGTATTTTTTGATGGAGGAATTACCGAGCACCTGTCTATTTTGTAGTACCTTGCGAACATCAGAGGGGATATCCTGTGCCAAGAGGTTTGATACATCGTCTTTTCGCATTGTGTCTAGATCATATCCTAGTCTTGCAGTTAGCCACTCTTTAAGTTGCATCGTACTATTTGGATTCTCTAATCCCGTTAATATCTTGGATGACTCGGTAGCTTCTTCCACGATTTCGTCATTGCATGCAAGTGCAGCATCGACGAGTTCCATATCTACTTTCACGCCTCGCCAGTTGATATCTTGGTCGAGTAACCAGTACTCGTGCTCGATAGCCGGTGGTTTCAGCGAAAGTAAGCGTTTACGAATTGCCTTCTCTACTACTACGTCTTGGCGGTTGTACTCAATGTATTCCGCCCATTTCTCAGGCGCGTCCTCTGGCATATTTCGTGTCTTAGGATTTGTCTTAGTAGGCTTACGTGGTACAGAGAAGAATTGAATTAAGCGTTTACCTCTTGCATCTTTGGCTTCACCTAATCGTAAAGCCTTAGACACATTATCGAGGCTCGCAGGTAAACTGCAGTATAACGCTAGTACAGAAGTACATTCCCAGTTTGTGTAGTCCGCATCAGGGAAGTACTTTTTTAGACAAAGCATTTCGAATGCTGCGTTGAATGCGGTCTTTGTAATTTCCTTATTATACAAAGCGTCCACCACCCTTTCGGGCAGTGGATCCTTTGTCATATCAATTACTTCGACTGGTTCATCGTCAAAGCTATAGGCAAAGAGCAGTATTTCAAATGTTGTATCATCAACGTATCGCTGGGCCCCATATTTAATAGGGCAGTCAGAATACGTTTCCACATCAATACTGAGCTCCATATATGCCTCCTTAGATTAAATCGTCATCGTCTAGGTCGCCTAAATCATCGTCACCAAAGTCACTAGCAGATACGTGTACACCACCGAGGCGGTCACCATCTTTAACTTTACGAACACCATTTAGACCAAAGCCTACACCTTTTTTACCGTTGAAGTTATAAGCGAATACGGATAATGCGACCTGCGCGTATACACCGGAGTAGATTTCTTCTTCGATGTCGAATTGGTCCATCTTGATTTTGTCGCGTGTAAATACGATAGGTTGTTTATCGCTGTTCGCATTAATGAAGAATTTACCTGCGTATGTTTCGGGTTGGTCTGCTACTGCTTCATCTGTATCACCATCGCGTAAGTTCAATTTAAGGTATGCTGCTTTACCTTCTACCTTAGCTACTGCTTTTGGATCCGCCTTAAGTTCTTCAATCGCACGTTCAAATGCTTTGATTGTTTTCTTATCGGTTTTGTCGATGATGATTTGAGAGCTATATTTTGCTTTGCCGTCGTTATTTTTACGAGGTTGAGCGATGTTTGCATAGGAAAGTCTTACGATACCAGTTGTTAATTTAGCCATTGTTACGGTCTCCTTATTTGTTAATTTCAGACATTAATTTGTTTACGAGTGCTTCTAGTTTAGAAATACGGCTTTGCGCATCTTTAGCTTCTGCGATGTAGTCAGAACCTTTGCCAGTCTTAAATGCAAGGTTGACTGTGTATTGGTTCTCACCGCCTAGCGTAGCGCCAAAGCCTAGCATGATACGTTCATTAGGTCTTGCGAATACTCCAAGCGCTACTGCATTACTGTTACGGTAATGGCCGTAACTTACAGCGTAGCTGACTTTATCATTTCTGTTAAAGTCTAATGGATGCAAGCCAGCAAGTGCTGCGGAGCTTGCGCCTAACTTGTTAAAACGTTGGCCAAGATTGTTGACTTTGTTGTTAATGTCATTAGCTAAGCCAAAAGAACGATTTTCTAAGGTCGTGATACGACCTTCGTGATTGTCTGCCACATGTTCAAGGCTTCTAATATCCGCTGTATTAGCAGTTACCTTTTGGCCAAGGGAATTGATAGCAGATGTATTACCATTGATGCGGTTAGTATTGTTAGCGATTGCAGTAGTATGACCTGCGATAGCTTGTTCATGATCGTTCACCACGTCGCCTAACATTTGAACACCTACGGCCAAGTCTTTTAGGTTGTTTTGTGTTTTAATAATAGCCGTTTTATTGTTGTTAATTTGTTTAGCGTTTGTTTCGATTTCATCAATCGCAGCGAACAACTGGGAGCCGTTCACAGCGTCTAATGAATCAGCGGAGATTTGACCAGCGCTAACATTCGTGAGTTGGCGGTTATATTGAGTTACACCACCTGCACCAGCACGGGCTTTAGAACCGAAGGATACAACGCTTGCAGGTTGCTCGCCAGCGAAAACGTGGCGGGTACCGTTAATTGTGATACCATCGACGCCTACCGCATCATCGGTAACACTATTTGTGCCGATTGCCACCGCATTCGGTTTGTCAGCAATCGTGTTATTACCAAACGCAACAGCGTCAGTGGCTAAGGATTTGGCATGAGTGCCAAATGTAAGAGCACCTTGGCCATTAGATTCGGAGTTAGAACCGAAAACTAGTTGCTCTTTGTCAGCACCGATTTTATTGTTGTATCCTACAATGGCACTTTGGCCGCCAGCCACTGTGCCGTTGTTAGCACCGATAACCACAGTATCAGCGCCGTTAACATTATTAGTTCTGCCTAATACTACAGAAGACTCGCCGGATACGAAGGCACCGTTTCCGATAGCTACACTATCGTAGCTAGAAACACGAGCCTGATTACCGATGGCTACGGTGTACTCCACCAAGCTTTCGGCGTGAGAACCAAAAGCGAAGGAGTTACGACCTGCTGCAGTAGCATTATTACCGCCGGCGAAACCATTTTCACCAGTTACAGTATTGTTTGTACCAAATGCTAGCGCATTGTTAGCGTCGATGTTATTTTGGAAGCCCCATACTGCGGAGCTTGTAGACGTTGCGGAAATAGTATTATCTGTACCGCCTACTGTGTTGTTACTAGTTGCGCCAGCTACGTTTACTGCCAACGCGGAAATTGCCAATGCTGTTGTTAATGTTTTGTTCATCTCTTATACCTCATCTTCAAATTCATTCATCATTGTTTCAACTGTATTGATTGCTGGGCGTTTATCGCTTTCCGGTACAAGTGTAGGCTTGCCTTCCGGTTTTTCGATATATGCTTCTAGGTATTCGGCAACGCCCTTTTTACCGAGTACCTTTTGTAAGTTTGTGATACCTTCGAGTTCACGTGGCTTAAAGATGTCTTCTTCCTTATAGCCATTATCGAGCAATGTTTTAGCTGCTGCATCCGGATCCGTTATGGCACGTCTTGATGTACCCTCGACTAATTTATATCCAGGCCATTGCTTTTCACCCGATAAAGCTTTTTCATAAGCGAAGTCGTAAACACCTTTAATCCACTTCGTGATTAAATCTTTCATCGCTAAGATGTCAGATACTTCGCGGTCAGTAAGTAATTGATTGAGCTTACCACCATTCTTATAGAATGTGTCAAGGCAAGTATCTGCTAATGCCCGGCAGGTGTGCCGTGCTTTACAGAAGTTACAGTAATCGCAAGGCGTACATTCGCCGATACCATCCCAGGCACGTTGTGCGATAGGTTTGATATCTTCGCCCCAATCAAGAAGTTCTTCAAGTGACATTTCATCGGTAGACACACTATCAAGTCTTGGTTGAACGATCGTCATACGAACTGTTTTAATGTCGTATAAGTACTCGTTCACATCGTAAGCACCTAATGCGTAGAGTCGCATTTGTGTGTTTTCAACGGCACTAACAGGAACTCCCTTGCCATACTTCAGGTCTATTACTTCCAGGATGCCGTCCGCTACGATTACCATATCACCAGTACCAAAGCCCTCAGGTACCCACCTAGAGAAGTCAAGCCGTGCTTCAATCATGGCTTCCGCATCAGAGGAACGAGCACGAGCTTCGTTTACCTTCTCTTCGCAAATGTCGACATATCGATTAACCGCTTCTATCATTTCAGCGGAATAATCATCAAGCTTAGGGGCTTTTTTGCCCTCAAGCTTATGTCGTAGGATTGCTTCTGCCAGGTCGTGTGCTACAGTACCTTCCGCAGCGTAGGGCGATTGTTCATCAGGGAACATCGCTTCTAGTCTTGCTGAAGGAGTACATACTAGCCACCTGGCGCTACTTGAAGCCCCAAGTAAAGCATGTTTCTTAGCCACGGCTATTCACCCATTCCATAATTTGAATACGTTGTTCATCGGTAGCAGATGTTACCTTTTCGGCGCCGATGCTATCTAAGAAGGCTTTGAATTCGCCTTTAGCTTTCGTTTTATCAGTAGCTTTTGCCATTACGTCTTTCACTGCTTCACGAGTTGCTTCAAGGCTAGGAACTTCTACTTTAGGTTCTTCAGCTTTTGCTGGTTCTTCAGTTTTAGCTTCTTCCACTTTAGGTTCTTCCTTAGCAGGTTCAGCTTTAGGTTCTTCCTTAACTGGTTCAGCTTTATGAGCTTCCTTCTTAGCCGGTTTTTCGTCTTTAACTGGAGCGCCTACGATAGATTGGTATAGGTCTTTCACTTCTTGTTCTAATTCAACTGCTTTATCTACTGTGATTTTTAACTCGATCATTGTTCTATTCCCTTTCGGCTTAATGATGTGATATACTTTAAATGGATATTTTTCTATGCGCCCTTTAGCATTGCCGTGCTTTGGGGTGCTTTTTTTTGTGCCCAGGTGCTCGCACTCATCAGGAATGCAGTAATCTCTATTAGGGCACGTTGTACAGTCTCGCAATGTCCTCACCTCCTTTCACTAGGCACGTTTGGATAAACGTGTTATTCTATTTACACACGGGTGTATGTCTTTACAGTTATCGCACACGATACGAGGCTTACCGGTTAGGTACGACCAATTTGTGTAAGGACTTTTAATCCTTTTATTACAGAAGGAGCATCGTTTATCGTTCATACTCTTTTAACTCCTCAATCCAGTAACCAGTGAGTAACCAAAGAGTGATACCTAGTAACCCCTGGCACATACCAGTCCACAAATCAATGCGGTCTATTTCGATAGATCCTACAGTTCCTACTACTAATATGGCTGCAATAATGCGAAGCACATAAACTACTTTCATCATGTTTACTCTCCTATTCGTGCCTGGCATCGTTTCGCTAGCCAAGCATTAAACGAATCAACGTGGATAAGGCGTTTACCTCCACGCTTACCGATTTTCATGGACGGGAAGTCAAAATCTTGCGCCCATTCTCGGATAACGGCTTGCGGTACGCTAGCAAGCTCCGCAGCTTCCGCTACTGTGATGCACGTCTTATTCATATGCACCTCCT